GAACTTCTTTCGTTGTGGATAAATGATGGATCAGCAGACGTTGAGTTGTTTCGTAATCAAACACTTAATACTTCAGAAACATTTGTATTTAATGATAAATTAATATTACTTCCCGGTTATTTTTTAAGGACACAAACGAGTAGTGCGGCAGATGTAGATTGTTATTGTTCATACATAGACCAAGACTGGACATAGGAGATTAGCATGAGTGGAATAATTAATTCGGCAGGATCAAAGTCAGGTGTTATCGGCACTACTGAACTGGAATATGAGGAAGGAACATTCACACCGACTCTTAGTTCAGGTACGAGGGCAGGAATGGGTGTTAGTGGATATTATACAAGGACAGGAAGAATAGTTCATGTTTCGATTAGATTTGGAGATATTAATTCAAGCTCTGCAAGTGCTTATTCTGCATCTTCGGATCAGGATATAGGAAATTTACCATTTACTGCTTCTTCAACTGAAAATGGAGGAGGTCTTACTACAGTATATGATATTAGGATTGGATGGACTACTGCTGGTGCTCAATTAAATTGGAGGATTGATGCAAATACCAATTATGCGGTAGGCCACTGGTTTGATTCAGGTGTTGGGTCTGATACAATCCAAAGTGAATGGACAACTGGAGGTAGCAGTATTTATCTTACTGGAACTTATATAATATAAAACAAAATGGCTAATACATTAGATAGAATTGAAGTAGTCACAGACTACAAACATCTCCAAATCAGAGAGATTAAGGATGATGGCGGATATCACAGAAGAGTGCTTACACCAGATATGACTCTTGCAGATGATGAGCTTCAAGAAATAAAGGACAAAGCAGAAGAGTTGTGGACACCTGATGTTAAGTCTGCATGGGCAACCTATAAAACCAAATTAAAAGCACAAAATAACCCTGAATGAAAAACAAAAATTCCTTTGATGAGCAAATAAAAAAAATTGACCAAGATATTGAAACTACAACAAATCAAATAAATGAATTAGCAACCCGCCAGCAGCGTCTTTTTGGATATAGACAATGCCTGGTTGATATGAAGGAAGAGAATGCCACTCCAAAAAACACTGGTTCCGGTTGATATAGTAGCTGGATTGGACACTAAGAATGATCCAAAGCTCACCCCTGCACTTACGGACTTGCAAAATGGTAGGTACACTGTAGGATCCCAAATCTCAAAACGCCTGGGCTACACTGCACTTCCACAAATAATTTCTGGATCAACTGATTTACTATCTTCTGGTGATGGGATTACTTCATTCCAAGATGAGTTGTTGGAATTTAGTGGATCAAAATTATACAGCTATTCCTCTTCCGTAGAAAAATGGATTGATAAAGGGGGGTTCCAGAGCGTTAAAATTGATTCCGATGATATAATCAGAAATACTTCTGAAGCAAAAAACCAGGACAGCTGCATTGCAAGTGGGCTACAACTTTTTGCCTGGGAGCAATATACAGTAGCTGGTGTGCTTGAAGGTGTATATTGCTCAGTGCTTGATTCAATTTCAGGTGCAATAATTCAGGCAGCAACTCTAGTTGATGCAACTGCCATCAATCCCCGCTGCATTGCACTTGGTCCCAACCCTACATTGTGCTACATAGACACCAGCTCAACTCCATATCTGTTAAAAACTGTCCAGGTTGACATTAATAATCCGGTTTCACTTAAAAGTGCAAACACTGTTTCCAGCGTTGTTAATAATACTAATCCAGTTTACGATGTTGCGGTTTATAGTGCTGATTTAGATTTTGGTAATGGTGTATTTGCTTATAACAACTCTGGAGTTACTAGAATTGATGTTGGTTATTTAACAACTGAGGGTGAAGTTGGAACGCCAGGTAAGGGTTATCCAAGTGTTGTAACTATTACCTCAACAAATGCTTCTGACACTATTACAATTTGCGCAGATAAAATTAATACAGCTGCAGCTGAAGAAGAACGTATCTATGTGGGATATGCTACAACAACATCATCAAATGGACTGAAAATAAAAAGGCTAAAAAGTCTTTTAACGGTTGAGGCAACCCACACGGTTGAAGGTACTGCAACTAAAATTGACAACTGCAGTATGATTGTCACCCAGGCTGGAGATCTACAGATTATTTACACCTTAAATGCCACTAATACTTATGACCACCTGGTGAAAGGTGCGCTTTACAATATTACTGATGATTCTATGGGATCAGCTGCTGTAATTAAGCGCAGTGTAGGTCTAGCCAGTAAAATATGGGAATACGATTCTGAAAAATATTTTGTTGTGGTCCATGATTCTAGTCTGCAGCCAACTTATTTTCTATGTGACACTAATGGTTTGCTTTCAGCGAAAATATTGCCTGGAACTTCAGGGCCACTTCCTACAAAAACATTCCTATCTTCAACCAATGCCAGTGCAACTGGTGTTTATAAATTTGGTGGATTGGTACGCACCAGGTTAATCAGTAAAGATAATGATCTTTACAGCTTAACTGGTGTGTCAAATGTGACTATTGACTTTACTTCAGTGGAAAGATTTGAGGCAGCAGAATTAGGTGGAAATCTGCACATTGGAGGTGGCTTTGTCAGCATGTATGACTCTCAGCAAATTGTGGAACTTGGTTATCATTTATATCCAGAAAATGTAAGTGCAGCGGTAAACAATTCAGCTGGAAGTTTGGCAGCGGGTACATATCTTTACCAGGTTATTTGGAAATGGATTGACGCAAAAGGCCAGGATCATCGTAGTTCGCCAAGTGTTGCAGTGAGTGCAACAACAACAGGCGGATCTTCAACTGTTACCCTGACTATCCCAAGTCTGCGCTTAACTCAAAAGTCTGATGTAATATGTGAAGTTTTCAGGACCACCGATACAGGCAGGCTACTTTTCAAGATTGGCAGTGTAGATAATAATACTGCAGCTGATTCAATTTCTTTTGCAGATGCAGGTGCAATTAATGACACAAATTTAGTAGCAAAGGAATCGCTATACGTCAATGGAGGAATTATTGAAAATATTCCACCACCGGCAAGCCTTATCCTCACACCATATAAAAATAGGTTAGTTTGCGTATCTTCAGAGAATCCAAAAAAACTGATTTACTCAAAAAAACGTGTGCCATTGGGACCGGTAGAATTTTGCGATATTTTCTCTATTGTTTTGAACAAGGCTACAAAAATCACTGCACTATCAGAGTTTGATCAGAAACTCATAATCTTTGAACCCAACAAGATATTTTACATAACCGGAAACGGCCCAACTTCTACTGGTGCGCAAAATGATTTCTCACCACCCCAGGCAATCACTGGTGATGTTGGCTGCGCAAACACAAACTCCCTGGTATTAATGCCACTTGGTTTGATGTTTCAATCTAACAAAGGAATCTATCTTTTAGACAGGAGTTTGCAGACTGTTTATATCGGTGCAGAGGTAGAACAATACAATAACCTGACGATAACCAGTGCAGAACTCATCCAGAATGAAAACCAGATCCGATACCTGACAAGTGATGGACGCTGCTTAATATATGATTATTTCTATGGGAAATGGTCCACGTGGACTAACCATGAGGGCAATGGCGCGACTATCTGGAATACTAATGGAAATTACGTCTACCTACGGACTGATGGGCGGATATTTGAACAGTCATCAACCAGTTACAAAGATGACAATGATCCAGTGGAAATGTCAATAACAACTTCCTGGGTTAAGACAAATGGCATACAGGGTTTCCAGCGGATCCGCAGGGCACTTGTCCTGGGAGATTTCAAAAGTACCCATACTCTGCAACTGGAAATTGGGCACGATTACCAGAACTACTTTAATGAGGTCCACAAATTTGATTACATGACTGACCTGGAAGTAATCGAATATGGAGACTCATCACCCTATGGGGATGAAGAATACTATGGTGCATCAACAGGAGTTTCTGATGGAGTGTACCAATTCCGCGCACATTGCAAAAAACAAAAATGCCAATCAGTCAGGTTCAGGATTTCTGACATTGAGGAATCTAATCCTGGTCAAGCCTATTCAATATCTTCCCTCATGCTTGAAGTAGGAGTAAGAGGTAACACAATGAAACTTCCACAGCAAAAATCAACATGAATACAATGCAGCTACAAATGGGAACTCCGCAAATGAGTGAGGAGGAGCTGAAAAAACTTGCAATGCTTCTGCAGCAAATGCCTGCAAATGAGGGACTGGCTTCAGTAACTCAACAGGAGCAGGATTTGATGAAAAATGCTGGAGGTGCAGGCAATCCATTACCAGGTACTCAGGGACTTGGACCAGGTGGAGGACCAGTTAAAAGTTATGCAAAAGAAGATGGAAGAATTGATGAGGACCACAGAATTGCTGTATTAACTGATGCAGAAGTTGCTGCACTGAATTACCTCAAGCACCAGGATAAAGAGCAGGGTTATCCTTCTGGAAACGGCCCAATGATTCAGGCACTTGCTGCAATGAATACTGATGAGCTGGATTATTTTAAATACAAGGGTATGGAAATTCCTACGCTGAACGATTCTGGCAGTTATGGTGGTGGTGGATCTACAGGCAGATCTTCAGGAGGTCCGGCAGGATCTGGCACTTCCCCAGGTGGAGGTGGAGGTGGAGGTAGAAGCAGGAGTGGTGGATCTCCAGGATCCTCTGGTGGACCGGCTGGTTCCGGAACAAGACCAGGCGGAGGTGGCGGAGGTGGAAGTAGTGACCCAAGACATAGAGGTGGTTCCAGACATAGAGGACCAACAAGTTCTTCAGGAGGTGGCTGGAGTCCAGGAGCAGGCAGAGATTCCAGAGGGTATCAACCAGGTCATCCACAATATAGAGGTGGTGGTGGACCAACTGGAGGAACGCACCCAACAGGAGATGGTGGCGCAGCTGCAAGAGCAGCAGCTGAAGCAGCACGAAAAGCAAGGGAAGAAGCAGAAAGAAAAGCAGAAGCAGAAAGAAAGAAAAAAATGAGTGCCATTGAGGGTCAGGTACTCACTTCTGATACTACCTTCCAACGCTGGCATGCTAGAAATAAGGACAAACACGCTGGCCTGTCAAAAGAGCAGATGGAAAAGGCATATAACATTGCTGCCACCAAATCTAAGGAAGATGCAACGGCCCAGGTTCCTGCAATGGTTGAAAAGATGAATAATTTTTTCACCTCAGAAGGTATTACACCAGATACAACATTTGACACTTTTAAAGAATCTCTTAAAGGGGATCTTCCAGCAAATCTTTCAGAAGCAACCTTGCGGGATATGTACGAAAATGCCCGAACAAAGAAAAAACGCGGGGATGCATTTACATTAACTCCAGAAGAAGTGGAGGAGTTTGCCAGGGATCCGATTGTAACTGAAGAGGTAATGGATGCAGAGGCAGCAAAAATTGGTGACTTTGACCTGGCAGAAGAAACAGAAGTTGGAGAAGTTGCAGATGTAACACCAACTGAGGTGGAAGCAATCGCAAGTGTTACTGATGATGATTTGGATGCAATATTTGCTGGTGGAGCAGACAAAGCTGAACAGCTGCTCCTGGATAGAATTTCAGGCAAAGCAGTATCTCCTGCAGAGCAGCAGCTGAAAAGAACCAGTGAGCAAAATATGCGAATGCTCATGGGAATGACAGCTGGAGGTGACGCGGATCCAGCGAAGATGAGACAGCTGAAAAACCAGTGGGCCGATATGACTCAGTTTGCTGTTGGAGAAGCTGCAGATCTCAGAAGTCAGGAATCTATGGAAGCAGAAAAAAGGCTTATTGATTTATACGAAGGTAAGGACACAAAAGTTTTAAATACCAAACTTGCCAACATGGAGAAGAACAAGCAAGTTGCCTTGAAAAATGCGGATCTTGACCAGGTAGCAAAAATAACAAATCAGCAGATGATGTTGCAAAGGGTAATTACCCAGGCAAATCTTAATCAAAACACCAAACTGGCAAACCTGGAAGCAATGAAAACCAAGATGATTGAACAGGGTAAGCTGGACATGGCAACCAATATTGCTAATCTCCAGAAGAATGTAACCCTGGCAGAAACTGATGCAAAACTTGCTGTGCAGTCTCGCAGTTTGGATGATGGTCTTGCAATGGCAAACTTCCAGGGCCAGAAAGAACTCTATGGTCTTGAAGCTGAAATTGATATGGACCAGGCGAAAAATGACCTCACCGAAATGGGCTTTGAACTGCAAAGAGATCTGGCAGAGATGGATGCAGCAACTCAAAGAGAAGTTGCACAGCTCACTGCACAGTGGAGAAGGGCGCAGGGTAATGATAATAAACAGGCAGCCATTATTGGTGCAGTAGGATCTATAATTACTGGATTTGCTGCTTCAGACATACGAGCTAAAACAAACATCTCTTCTGGAGCTGGAGAAGTGGAAGCATTCCTGGATGCACTCAATGAATACAAATATGAATATAAGGATCCAGAAGGGGATCAGGCAGGAATGTTTGTGGGAGTAATGGCCCAGGATCTTGAAAAAACGCCTATGGGAGCAAGTTTTGTGAAGGACACTCCAAGCGGAAAGATGGTTGATTATGGTCATGGGTTGGCAGCAATCCTGGCATCACAAGCAAATATACATGACAGACTCAGACATTTGGAGGAGGGCTAGAAAATGGCATTTGGAATGGCAGAAACTACAGGGCAACAATTAGGCGCACAAGCAGATCAGTGGCTTAATGATCTTTTAGATTATGATAAATCTGGAGGTGGTGAAGGTGCTACACCAGATACAGCTCCAGAAACTCCAGATGCTCCGGCAGCTGACCAGGAAGAGACTTATGTTGTCCAGGAAGGTGACACCCTCACTAAGATTTCTCAGGATCTTGGTATTCCCCTGGATGAACTTGCCAGGCAAAATAATATCCAGGATGTAAATGTAATTAATGCAGGCCAGGAAATTAAATACACAAAACCTGGGAACCAATATGATGAAGAAGGGGCATTAATGGTCCCAGGAGATGATGCACCAGCTCCAGAAGGTGAATTTACCATTGAAGGTGAAACAGGAACTGCAGTGGCAGATGCAGCAACTCCAGCTCCAGGTGATGCAGTTACATCAACTACAGTGGGAGAAGATGCCCAGGTTGATTTTGCAGATGAGCCGGTAGTAGAAGTGGCAGAAGCAGATATTGATGCTCCACCAGTAACTGAGGAAGAAATTATTGAGGAACCTGGACCAGATTTAGAGGAGCAATCAAAAGAATCTGCAATACAAGTTGCCAAGAGTGTAAGTACAGGATTATCACCAGACACTAAAGAAGTTTACGATGATGTAATCAATAAAATTGATGAAATGGATATTACCCCAACTGAAGGAGTTGAGGAGTATTACAACAAACTGGCAAACAACATCAATGACCGGATTGAGGATTACAACATTGCAATAAGTAATGTAGCAGATCAGAAACAGAAACCTACCTTTGAAGGATGGAACAAATTTCTTGCGGTCCTGGGTGCAGCTATGGGAGCTTATGGTTCCGCAATGACCGGCACTCCAAAC